TAATAAGTTTTTAAATGCGGGATTAAAATACAAAGAAATAGTAGAAGAATGTTTATATTTTAGTGATATTAATCCAACTAATATATTTATATGTAAATTACTACTAGATCCATATAATGAATATAAATTAAATTATAATGAAGGTGATACTTTAAAATTAGATATAAAAGAAAAATGGAATATTGATGGTTTTGATTTAGTGGTTGGAAACCCACCTTATAACAATAATTTATTTAGTAAATTTTCATTATATTTAATGAAAATAACAGATAGATTATTGTTTGTTGTACCATCTAATTTTACAAGTAATGTCAATGGTTTTAAATTTATGAATTTATTGATGAAAAATAAACTAAAATATATAAAATATCTGAATAAAACGAGTTTTAATAATTGTGTTGATATTGATACATTATATTTTTACACAGACATAAAATTAAATTCAGGAATTTATGTCAATGATATTAAATTAAGTAAGAGTGATAAAATATTGAATTATAGAAATAATATTGAAAAAAATATATTTAATAAAATACTATTAAAAAAAAGTATGAATATTTATAAGGGAAAAAATAAAACATTGAGTTATAAAAATCCTATTGAAAATGATAATATCAAAAAAAATAAAGATTATAAATACAAATATAGAATGTTAAGTAGATTGGGTGGAGGAAAAAATATTGAATATTATTGGATAGATAAATATAAAATGGATTATGAAAAAAAATATAAAATAGTTTTCCCAAGAGGTACTGCAAATTATAATTCCATGAATAATTTACTGAATTTTAGAAAAGATATTGTTTTTAATATGATTGTTGATAAAAGTACAATTTTATCAAATAGTATAATGTATATTCCTCTTGATGATAAAAAATATTATGACAAAATAAAATGGTATCTAATGAGATCTAAATTGGTAAGATTTATATTTATTAGACAAAATCATTATAGTGAATTAACGAAGGGGTTATTTAAATTTATACCATATATTCCATGTGATTATTTAGAAAAAGATAAAATATATCAATATTTATGTTTCAATAATGTTGAAATAAATTACATAGAAAAAAGTTTTTGGAAAGAGTTTAATAAAAATTGATAATATTTATTTTATTTATTAATGAATAAATTATTAATAAATAAAAAATGAATTATAAAAATATTTAATGGTTATTATAAATAAATATAATCAAAAAATAACCAAAAAATAATGAATATATTTAAATCATATATAACACTTGTATGTATAGCGAATTTATTATATATTTTTAGTTTTTCATATTTAATTTATGTATATTATCCAATAAATGATATATGTATTGGTAAATGTGAAAAATACAATTTTAAATTGAATTCAACTTCTAATATTGAGATATATTGTGAAAAGAATATAACGAATGAATGCAAAAATGAAGCAAAAAAAATATGTCATAATAGAAATAGATATTGTGAATTTTTTGATGATGATTCATTTTGTAATGGAAAATTTATTTGTGAATCAAAATTTGTTATTTTGATGCTGGTAATTATAGTATTAACAAATGTTGTTATATTGCATAGGATTTTCAGTATTATGATGATAGTATTTAAATTTGAGACTAATTTTGATGTGAATATATCTTTTGCATATGTTATTACTGTGCTTCAATTTTTATCGGAAGTAGCGATAGCAATAATTATATTTATTTATTTATTTGAAGAATTGCAGATGTTTATGGTAGTATTATTAATTATTTTACCATATATGGAAATATATGAGTTTATATTTTTATTTAAATTTTTAAAAGCAAAAACATTTTTTATTTAATTAATCTTAATAAAAAATTAGGATTAAGATTATTTAGTTAATTTAATGTTATTTTTATGTACATTATCGTGACATTTACTACATAATACAACTAGGTTACATTTTGAATTTATGGGGATATGTTTTTTATTAATAACAAAATTATTATAGCAATCTTTTTGTTTATTTATATGATGAGTTTCTAAATTTTGATTACTACCACATATATGACATTCAGTCATATATATTTTTGAATTGTATCTTGATTTTTTAATTTCTTTTAATCCCATTAATAAATTTTTAATTTTATTAGCAGAATCAATAAAATTTATATCATGAATTATATATTGGGCGACTAAGATTCCATAGAATGAGTCACCTGAACCAATTTTTAATTTTCTATCATAAATGAGAGTATCATTTTTTGTATCATATGACACCGATAAATGGAATGATTTAACGTTAGATAAATTATTGATATCATTTATTTTATTTAGGTCATGTAAATGTGTTGCTATTATGAATGATGTATTTTTATGGGATAATTCAATGACTGCTGATGCGACTATAGAAGTTGCAGATAAATTTTCTGTTCCTCTACATATTTCATCGCCGATTATTAATGTTTTTTTATTAGAATGTTTAAGTATTGTATTTAATTCTATCATTTCCAATGAGAATGATGATAATCCCCTATAAATGTCATCATTTCCGGTTATTCTTGTGAATAGAGATGAATATGGAGAAAATGTGAATTTTTTTGCTGGGACGAACATGCCGGATTGTGCAATTATTATTGATAATCCTAATGCTTTCATTAATACGGATTTTCCGGAGCTATTAAATCCATATATGAGCATACCTTTAATATTTTTTCCGAGAGTTAATGAATGTGGTATATATTCATGGTCAATTAATCTTTCAACAATTGGATGTCTGAGTTCTATAACATCAATAAATCCATAATTTTTGTCAATAATTGTTGGTTTAACATAATTGTATAATTTTGCTACTTTTGCATTTGATTTATAGAAATCAATTTGTGTTACTAAAATATTAATTATTTTAAATAATTCTTTATATTTATTGAATAAATAATTTTGCTTTTGTTTATAATATTTTTTTAGTAATATTTCTAATTGTGTATTATATTTTTTTAGATTATCTGGATTTTCATTTAATGCATTAAAGTATATTTTGGAAGTTTTTCCATAATCTTTAAAATTTAAGAATTTAGATATTTTTTTAGTTTTGATTATTTTTTTTAATTTTAATGCTCTTTGATTACTGATATTTAGATAGTATCCATCACGATTATTTTTTTTAACGGTTATTCCTTTTTTAATGCCAATATATTTCATCAATGTTTTTCTTAATTTTTCTATTCCAAAATTACATTTATTTATTTTTGATGTTAAATGATCAATATCTGGATAAATTTTTTTATTAAATATGGATGTTTTTATGTCAAAATTTGAATATTTGTTTAATTCATTGATATTGAATATTTTTTTACATTCATTAATAAAAATTTTCAATTTATATTCTAAATTATTTTCTTTTACAATTAGTGAATTAAAATATGTAGTTTTAAGGAATTTTATTAATTCAATAACATTTTTATAACTTGTTATTAAAATAGACAATTCAAAAGGTTTTAATAATCTTAGACCCATTTTTCTGCTAAGTTTTTCGATATCTTTTATTGTGTCTAAAATTTTTTCGACAGGTTTATATATTTTTATCATTTCGTCAATAAATTCATATGATTGTTTTAATTTTTCGATATTTGTTAGTGGTGATAGTAATCTATTTTTTAGAAATCGTTCACCTAATGCTGTTGATGTTTTATTAATTGTGTGGAATAAACTTTTAAAATGGGTATTATCGGTACTATTAATTAGATTGAGTTGTTCAATTGCATTATTTCCGAGTATTAAATGATAATTTGAAATAAAATGTTTTGGTTTTTCAATATTGAGTAGTAAATTTTTATTTTTATTTTTAATTATATCAAGTAAAAAAGTAAATGCGATTGTTGCATATGGTTGTTTTTCTAGATTAAGAAATTCAATTGGACTAATTGAGCTTTTATTTTTGAAGACAGTATTTAGTATTTCATTTTGGTAATCAATGGACGAATATTTTTTATCAATTGAATCGAATGTTCTGCATATTGTGTTATCTAATTCTAATAAATTTGATATTTTATTGGGATTAACGATATTAATTTCTTTAGAATTAGAAATAAATCTATAAATTTCGTCACATATTAATTTATTATCATTTGAAAAGAATTCACATGTAATACTTTTTCCAGTTGATAAATCAGTTCCGGCCATTCCTAGACATAAAATTGGAATTGTATTACGTTGTTTTTCTTCTTTTATAAGAATAGTAACAATATAATTTGCATCTTTATGTTCTATATTATCAATATAAGTGCCATATGAATATATTCCTGAAACATTTCGTTTTGAAGGGCAATTAATGTCTTGATCTATTACGACGACAACATAAAAATTATTAATTAAGATTTCTAAATTTTTAACTAATGAAACAGTTGGAAATCCTAATAAATAATGATTATTTATATCAATTTTAGCGATGCGTTTATTTTTTTTTGTTCTAATAATATTAAGTAATTTTGATATTTCTAATAAATCATAACCGAGTTCATTAGTTCCATATGCTTCATAAAAACTTCCGACTTGCATGAATACAATTGTTTTATCTCCATATAATTTTGTAAATTTACTTTGGTATTTTAAATATATGGTTATAAGTGATGACATTATATTTATAATTTTTTTTCTAATTATAAATATATTTAAATTTTTAAGATTTAAAAAAAATTATATTTTAAGATTTAACGAATTTGCGTAATTTTTTTTTAAGATAATGTTTAACTTCAGAATTAATTATTTCTTCAGCATGTGGAAGCATATACCATTTAATTGCATATTTAAGCGATACATCCATTAATATTTCTCTTAGTTTTTTTTCATCAAGAATATTATCTTCAATCCAATCGGCTTTTTTTTCAATAATTTCTGAAGAATCTTTGGTGGCGTCATTAGCATCAACTTCTTTTTGTGATCGTAATGGGAATATTTTTCCGTTTTCATATTTAAGATATGAAAGTATTTTAGAGAATTTTCTTTGATATAACCATCTATCGAGAAGTTTATATAATAAATATTTTGTTATTTGTTGTTGGACGAGATAATTATTTCCAACGTAGTCTGATTGTAGTTTAGTAAATTGATTTTCTATAACGGTTGGTGTGATTATGGTATATTTATATGGTGAAAAAGGGTTTTGTGTTTCTAATTCCGCCGCCAGTTCTTCGCCCGATAATGGATCTGATGATCTAATTATAAGGTGGGTCATTTATATATTAAGATTTTATTTTTAATGATAATTTATTTTTTTTGGTGACATATTTATTAAATTTAAGTAACATATCATCGATAGACATTATTGAATTATTTGAATGTGATAATTTAATATATTCTGATATGAAATTAAATAGTGAATCAGAATTTGTATATATTTTTTTTAGTTTAGATTTGAATTTTTCATGTATAATTTCCGAGAAGAAATCAATAAATTGTTTATCAATTATTTCAATTTGGTTACCGAAAACTTTAAGAGCGCAATTTACTATTCTTTTTCTTGTATTAATTGGTGTATATTTATGTTTTTCGATCCAAATCATGCAATCACCATATGTGAATAAATCGTAATAGATTTTTAGGAATTGTTCTTCATTGAATTCAATATAGGGTAATGAAACAGTAACATCAAACAGTTCATCACTCGTGTGTTTTTTCTTAACGCATTGGTCCATAATTATTGTTCTTTTTTTTCCATTAGTTATGTCGAGATGTCCAGTAATTGCACAAAAAGGTGATTTTAAATCCGTCATTCTTGTTAAATAAAGCGGATGAACTATTGTAACATTTGGGTCATAACAAGGTGATAGACACTGATAATTATGGATGCTTTTTTGGTACATTATTTTATATATAAATTGATGGTTGATAAAATAACGGATGATATTAAATTTAAGGATAACATAACACATGTTATAGAAAATGTATTTCCCCAAATGAATCAAAATGATCAAAAATATTTAGACGATCATTTGAATTATTTAATTAATTTTATTGGAATTGCATTATTTAATTATTATGGAAAAGATATGGAATTAAAAGTAAATATAATAAAACAATTTGAAAAAAATAATAATTATGATATAAAATGGTTGTTATTGCAATTGTTACCTAATATAAATGAAAATGTTGATTATAACAATATTAAGAGTATAGAGGATATAATAACACGAAAAAAAGAGAATGTTGATGTTATGAAAGAGGAACCAAAATATATATATTCAAATTTTCAGTATAGTTTTTGTAATGAAACAGGGGAATTGAAGTATGATGTAAAAATTATAGATAATAATTTTTATTTATTATTGAATACAATAAATGAGATTTCAAATAAATTATTTGTTAATTGGACGACTGTTGTACCATATACACTTGATAATTATGGAAATTCTAATTTATTTCAAGTTACAAAAGTAAAATATGAAATGGGTAATTTAGAATTATTAGATCTAAAAAATTTAAGAACACGATTTGGTTTATTTATTGGAGATATATACAATGTTTTAGTTAATGATTTTTATTTTTCAATATCAGGATACAATTGGATTATAAATAATATTTACATAAACAACATTGCATTTCCATTGATTATTGTTTTAGCGATGTCTATAAGAAATTTACGGTTATGTATTTATGGAGAGAGTGAAGATGATGAGGGTATTTCAAAAAAAAGAAATGGAATTCCATTGATAATGTTAGATGATGCTAAAATATTAGAATTGGATGAAGATTGGAATAAATTTAAATTAGTGTTTAAAGTTGATGGTAATATTAGATCAAGATTTAATGAATATGACTATGTAATTACAAAACAAGAAGCTGAAAGAATGTTTTCGTTATTTATTATGAATTATCAAATCAAGTATAAAAAAAATACATCAAAAATAAAAATAACGAAAGATTCAAAATTTAATGAAATATCTAAAGCATTAGAAGAAATAAGTGCGAGACAGATGTATGATTATTTATATTATATATTACAAGATATTAGATATACAATTTATGGTGATTTATTATTAAATGGTGATAAAACTGATTTTGATTATGATAAATTTAAAGTGACAAAAGATATAGATGTTACTAATAATGAATCTTTAATAATTTATACTTATGGCAGATTATTATGTAGAATGGAAAATAGTAAAAAAAATTTTTCAAATTTATGGTGTTCTTTAAGTCATGATGAAAAAAAATTGATATTAAACCGATTAAATGGAGTTGATATTAATTTTTTTCATTTACCATATGATTTTAGGAAGATGAGTATGTTATTGAAATTAAACATGAAAACATTAGTTATAAAAATGCTAGGGTGGCTTAGGGAGAATATTATAAATTATATTTTTGAAGATTTAATAAGAAAAGGTATATTAACAGAATTAATTCCTAATAGAGAGTTTAGTAAAAGTATATTTAACAATGAATATTTAATGCATTCATATAATTTTTTAACAGAACTACCATATAGTTCAACAGCAAGTTTTAATACATATGAAAATAACACGATAAAAACATATGATATATTTGAATATTTTTCAGAATTGAATTGGTCATATAGTGTATTAACATGGATTGGGCAGTTAGGTTTTTGTCATAAATTTATTAATAACAGGGTAATATTAATTACAGGAAGCACAGGTTCCGGTAAGTCTACACAAATTCCTAAATTAGTGTTATATTTTTTGAAAGTAATTGATTACAATAGGACAGGTAAGGTTGTTTGTACAGAACCACGAAGAAAGCCAACGGGTGATAATGCAACGTATATATCTAATCAATTAGGTGTTCCGATTTTATCGTCAGAGGAATATAAAGGAAGAGTTAGAGAAAAAGAAACTGATTATTATTATGTTCAAATGAAACATAAATCAAAAAAACATATATTGAATGTTAGATCGTTATGTTTGAAGTTTGAAACGGATGGTATGTTATTATTAGAAATTACAAATCCATTTTTGAAGGTAGCGGATGGTGAACATTTTAAACAAAATTTATACGACGTCGTAATGATAGATGAAACACATGAACATAATGTTAACATGGATATGTTATTAACAAATTTAAAAGTTGTATTAACATTGAATAATTCAATTAGATTAGTAGTTTTAAGTGCTACGATGAGTAATGATGAAAGTAGATTTAGGAGATATTTTAGGGATATTAATGATAATAGGAAATATCCATTATCGATTATGTTGAAAGAAAATAAAATTGATAGAATATGTGTTGATAGACATTTTCATATGTCAATGCCATTATCGGAAGAATTATATAAAATAACTGATACATATGTTCCAAATAAAGATATAGTAGCATTAGTAATGGAAATTATAGAAAGGGATAAATATGGATTTATATTGATATTTCAACCAGGGGCGAAAGATATATGGGATATAATTACTAGATTGAATAAAATTTTACCGAGGGAAACAATAGCAATTCCGTATTATTCTACATTACCGAATGATAAATTAGAATTTATCGAGCATATTGATAAGAGACTCTCAGAATTGCACATCAGTAAGGATGATAATTTTTTAGAAGTTCCACGACTTACTGATGGAAGTAACGTATATAATCAGGTGGTTATTGTTGCGACTAATATTTTAGAAGCATCAGTAACAATTGAAAATTTAAAATATGTTATTGATAATGGAAAACAAAAGGTTGAAAGATATGATTATACAAAACGAAGTGAAACATTAATAGAATCGGATATTTCTGAAACGAGTAGAATTCAAAGAAGGGGAAGAGTAGGAAGACAAAGTAATGGTGTTGTATATTATTTATATGATGAGGGGAAAATGGCAAAGAATATTAAAATATTTGATTTTTCGGCAAAAAACATTTCCATGTTATTGTATAAAAATATTAGGAATAATGTAAATGAAAAAGTATTATTTGATTATGAACATGATTTTAATGGTCACATTGGAAAATTATACGATGATAAAAAAGCTATATCGGATGTTATTAAGAAATTATATTATATTAATGATAATCCATATGATTATTTTGGGAAATATTTTAATACGGATGTTTATTACAAAAAATTAAAATATTATGAAACAGGATATGACATAGAAACATTGAATGATATTGATGGAAAATTTTATTTTATTCATCCTGATGAATTATTAATAAAGAGAAATATATTGGGTGACATAGTTAGTGTTAATGAATCATATTTTATAAATACGCCAATTGGGATGATGTCAAAAAAGATATTATCATTTTTTGAAATTATTAATGATTATAATTACTTAGATATAAAAATGAATAAATCGAATAATGGGATTGTTATAATGAATTTTATGGAGCATTTAGGATTAGACAGTCATGATTTATGCAGGATGATATTTTATAGTTTTGCTTACAAATGTACATATGATATTTTGAAATTATGTGCTTTATACAATTTAATTAATTTTGATATTAAACGATTAATATTAAAGATAAATAATAGTTATGAATATTCACTTGATTTTTTAAAGGTGAATTATGTTGATAATGACTCATTAATTATTTTAGATTTATTAAAGAAATTTGATGATTATTTTCAAGTTTCGTCAATGGTTTCAATAGGAAATAAAATTTTAGAGGCATATGAAGATGAAGATATGATTACGATTGCTAAAAAATATATAGATAGGAAACTAGAAAAAAAACTAAAATCAATTAAGTATTCAATTAATGAATGGTGTAATATGTATCATATAAATCCCTTAATAATGAAGCAATATTTAAAAAATTATGTTAATTTAGTTAATGAATTAAAATTACAATTACAAAATAAAACAATAACGAATAGTATTGAATATTTTGAAAATGATCTTCAAATATCGGATTTAGATCCAATATCAGCAACAATACTTTCTAGTTACAGATTTATGATAGTAAAACATATAGTGGCTAATAATTATGTATCTATATATTCACCTACAACAGCATCAATTTATAATATTGAATCAATTTCAAAATTCAAGTATAAACCAAAAATATTAATTAATAAATTATATTTGAGTGATTGTATATTGTATATGAATTTGAATATCAATGATAATATAATATCAATATTACAACACGTAGATCCAAAATATTTAAAGCAAATATATAAAGTTGAATCATTTAAAAAAATGGTTAATACTCAATATCCGGTGGATAATCCTGATGTATTAAAGTTTTTTTCAAAAACTATTAATGAAATAGTGTTAAGTATATCATAATAACAAAAAAAAATGAATTGATTAATTATTTAATAATATTATGTTTATGTATTATTAAATAAATCTAAACAGTGATATGGCTGTCATGGATAGAGAATGTTTAATAATTGTTGAAACAGTTGATCAATCGTTTAATTTTATTGATCATATTAATGAAACGGTACATGAAGACTTTAAAGTTATTACTATAGATGAATTAGAAATTCCATGTAAAACACAATTAAAAATAACTGGAATTTTTATAGATGATACTACAATTTTAACATGTTGTTATGCCATTCCTATAATACATAAAAAAATATATTGTATTAATGGAAACGGAGATACAATTGATATGATGATATATAAAAGAATTCCGGATATTGGAATAATTTTATTGAAAACAGTAAAACATGAAAGTTTAAGTTTGAAGAGTTTTTTGATAAATCATATATCATGTGCGGATCATGTTACATATATGGAACAAAACGATGATAGTGTTATTACAATAAATAGTGAGACTATTGTAATTAAATCGGTAGAAATTGAAACGATAGGAAGTATGTTAATACCGGATATTCCAGTACTTAAGTTTTATTGTACATCAAAAGATTTGATACCCAATGGGTCAATTTTACGTAATGATACGGGTTATATTGGAATAACATATACATTGAGGGAAAATTATTATATTGGATTAATATTTGATATTATATTACGATTGATTGAAAATCCATTAAAAGCCATTATATTAGGTAATAAATGTGATGAATATGATGAGTGTGAATGTGAATATAATGGAGATAAATTAAATATCATTATGACAACACGAGATTCAAATTATAGTTATAAAGTAAATGGTAAGAAAAATAGATTTAAATTTAAAAAAGGTGATTGTATAATTAAAGTAGATGGGAAATATTTCAATGAAGCGTGTTGTATACAAAATGGGAATAGTTGTTGTTATGTTCCATTTGAAACATATTCATTATTGAATGATAAAATATGTATTTTAATGGTTAGAAATGGAAAAGAAAAAGAAGTTGAATTAATGACGTCTGAGATATCTGATATATTTGATGTTAGTCTAAATGATGACAATAAAATAACTATATGGAATGGGAATATTTTTAGGCATATTACTGAAGAATTTATAATTGAATTATGTAAAACAAAAAAAATAAATGAAGCCATGGGATATGCATTAATAGAAACAAAAACCATAGCATTATTAGATAATAAATGTAATAAATTTATACGAAGGATTGGTAGGATGAATGTTAGTGAATCATTTAATTTTGGAGTTTTATCAAGAGGAAAAAAATATGATTGTATATTAATTGATGATGTTCATATTACTATATAAATTAATGAAACGATATAACGGAGCGAAACAGAGCGGAACATGAAAATGATATATAAAATATAAAAATGACAATTTTTATATTTTAAAATTAAAGTGAATTAATTAATTTGATTAATTCGGATGTAATAGAGTTTATTTGGTTATCTGAGTAATTATCATTTATCCAATCATTAATATCCATATCGGAATCTGATAATATTTGGTCTCGTAATTCTGTTATTTTGTAGCTATAATTTCTAATAAGGTTCCTAAAAGAGAGATTATACATTCTAATTGTTTTGAATAATTTTTTGATTAATTTTTTTCTATTTATTGAATTGTATGTAATTCTCATATCAACGTACCAAATACTCCAAGCTGCGCAAAATCCTAATGGGTCACCAATATTATAATTAATTTCATATTTTTCGATCATTTGGAATCCAATTTTAGGTTCGTAATCTGATGGTTTAATATATTTAATATTTTTATCATATGAAATGAATAAATTTTTTAATACTGCATCAAAAAATTTAGCATTATAATTGAATCCATTTGGGGCTGAATTACCTTGTGGTTCAAAACGTTCAATTTCATTTGATGTTTTATCATAAATTAAATAGTTCGCGTGACTTCCGTTACTTAGTTCAATTCCGATTGGGATAATAATGAATCTTTTTTTGTTTTTACATTTTGTGAATAATTTAAAGAAATCGTTAATTAAAAAAAGTTTTTGTTGTATCCAAACAATTTCAAAATTTAAAAATTCACATTTATCATTTATAATTATTCCATTTGATTTATAAAATTTACATAATTCGGCATTATGTGAAAAATCTTTAGTGAGTGTACTACAAGATGAATTATGTTTTTTTAGTAAATAAATAAGAGATACCAAAATATCAAGTGTATTTCCTGTATAATAGCAAGGATGTTTTTGTGAATATGAAAATTCAATACATTGTTTACTTTTTTTAATTGGATATGTTCTATCGTGACATGTTAATTTTAAACCATCGTGATATTTGTTCAATAACTTAATTATTTTATTTTTAATTTGTTTAGAATCCATGATTTCGATCCATTTACTATTACGGCTATTATTTTGAATATATTGAAAACTTGCAACAACAAGATCAATAAATTTATCAAAATCATCAGTAGGTACTAAATCAATAACAGCATCACCTTCTCTATTGATTAATAAAATATTTAGTTTTTTTTTAGATAAATCATAAGTTTTCCAGAGATTTAATTTAACAATAAGATGTAAACATGAATTTTCATTATTATCTTGTAAATTTAAATTACTTTTATCAATAAGATATTGTAAATAAAAACTATCGGTCATATTACGTTTAAGTGCTATATGTAAAGGAATTTCACCGAGATAATTAGTAAGATTAGCATTTAATTTTTTTAATGATGTTAATATTTTGAATATTTGTTTATTATCTTCGGTTAATGCATAATGGAGAGATGACATTCCTAATCTTGATTGAATATTAGGATTAGCATTTTTTTTTAATAATATTTTTACTATTGGAATATTATTTGAAGAGATTGCGTAATGTAACGGTGTTAATTCATGTTCGTAGTCTTGTAAATCTATATTTATACTATCAATATTTAGTAATAATTCTATTATGTCATTTAAGTGTAAGCTTGTAGCGATATGTAAAGCCGTTTCACCGGTTAGTGTTTGTGCATTTATATCTTTAATTAATGGTATAATTAGTTTACAAATATCAATACTTTTTGATTGGACCGCGATATGTAATGAATTTAATCCTTCTTTATTGGGGATATTAGGGTCTGAATTATTATTTAATAATAATTTTGATATTTTAGTATTTTTGAATTGTATTGCGTAATGTAGTGATATAAAACCATTAACATCTTTAATATCAACCAATGGAATACCAATATCATTATTACTATATTTAATCAACAATTCAATAATGTCATAATAATTAAATTTTATTGGAAGATAAAGAATTGTTTTTTCGTCTTGATCTAAAATGTCTAAATGTACCCCTTTATCGAATAATAGTTTAATAACGTTAATTTCGTTGTATAATATTGCATAAGTTATGAGATAATTATTATTTTCATCACGAATATTTGGATCAAAGTCCATATTAGCTAATTCATCGAATTGTCTTGATTTAATGAGTGTGAAAACGTCCATTAATAATTTTAGTAAATAATAAATTAACTAAAATTAAGTTATAATTTAAAAGTTTTTTTAGTAAAATATGCTATAATTTTTATAATAATTTTTTTTTTAATGATATGATAATCTCTTATCATGGATAATACTTCATCAAAACTAAAGAATCCTACACTACCTATTTCTCTTTGTTGGATTATATTAGTTTCATCAATTATTGGAATTTTATCAACATTAAGTTTGGCGATATAATAAATATGAATATATTTTTTACCGTCGGTTCCTGTCATTTCTTCTTTAACTGGATATATTGAAGACAATAAAGTAATTTCATTTTTGTTATAATCATAATTTGTTTCTTCTTTTAATTCTCGTGTGGCACACTTTAATACATTTTCGTTAAAATTATTTTTTCTACCTTTAGGAAAACCCCATTCTGGAGAATCATATAACAATGTTGTTTTTGAGAAAAAATCAAGAGATAAATCAATAGTTCCGGATTTTAATAAATTAAATTTACTTTTAGAATCATGATAATAGAAATTTTTATAATCTTTAATCCAAAATTCGGTCCATAATTCGTCGAATGTTTTTGTTTTAATGTCATGTATTTCATTTGAATTCATTTGTTGAAATAGATTCATGATGCTGATGCTATTGGATATTTTATAATTTCCACGAATAAATTCGCAATAACCAAGTGAATGTTTTCGGCTTATAAGTAGAATTTTTATAGTTTTTATATAATTATTTATTTTTTGTATTAGTTCATTGTTTGATTTATCTATATTTAATATTGTAATAATTGAGTCTAAATTTTTAACATCTCCTAATTGGATATCTTTATCATCATTGTAAAATTTTAGGAGGATGATTCCATAACTTTTAAATGGTTCGGTACAATCTTTGGATGAATGTTTGTCTGATCCGCAATTAATACATGGTTTCATTATTAAATTTTTTATGATAATGAATTAAAAACTATAATTAATATTATAGTTTTTTTATTTTATATGTGTAATTAATATTAGTATATGTTAAGTTAATTCAAGTGATTTCAGTAAATTTATCATTTTGTTTATCTATACTTTCAATCATATTATTAATTTCTTTTGATGTTGCAATATTTTCTAGTTGGCAATATGCGAGGATTCGATTAGATCCGTGTTCAAGATGAGTTTGGAGGATTCGTGTTTTTACATAAACACCATTTACAATTGGTTTTTTTGTTTTAGAATGAATCAATACATTTTGTTTATAATCATAACTAAAATTATCTAGATTGATTGAATTTTCCAGAGTAATTCCGATGATATTTCCATTTCTTAGGTTAATTATAAATTTATTAATTCCAACGACTTCAAAAACAATTAGGTCATCTTTAATAGGTTTACATAATTTGCAAGCAAATTTTACTGTGTATAATGAAATAGCGCGGGGGTCTTCAGGAATAACAATACCTCCTTTAATTTTTTCAATTCTGTAGATTTTATTTATTAGTCCAAAATGTTTATAACATTTTTCTTGATATTTTTCTATTAAATTTTTTTTAAGGTTTTTATATATGTTATTATTCATTTGATTAGGTAATAATTCAATTTCGACAGTTATATATGTATTAAAATATGGATTTGTTGTCATTAGATATAAATAATATATATATATATTGTTTTATTTTTAGATTATTACAAAATTCAATTTTTAATCAATGACGATATTCCAAATTCCGTTAATTTTTTTAGCGTTATATGATTGTAATATATCTTTATAATCATTTAATTTTTTAGTATCTTTAAATTCGATAACATAAGATTTTAATTTTTTTTTAATTGTAGTATTAATTTTAAGTTGTTTATTTAAAATTTCTGTTATATTAGCAGTTCTATCTTCAATATTAAGGGGGAATTTAAATGTAGGATGATTTTTCGGTATCATTATGTATGTTAATTTATCTTTTCCGTGACTATATTTTTCAAGTTCAATCATTTTATTTTGGATTTGTTGGCACATTTTATTTCTTGATGTTGATTTTTCAAAATGGATCCCGAATTCTTTTCCGACTTTATTAAGGTATTCTTTATTTTTAGCATTAGTACACACTGCACCTTTAATAGTTGAAACGCCAGTAGCTCTTTTTAGTTCTAAAATTTTATTACGTTTTTCTCTAAGTTTAAATACATCTTCACCGATATTACCTTTTGTTCTATTTATTTCTTTATCAATATAGCCGACATATTTAAATTCTTCTCTATTATCGTAGTATTCCATGGTTGAGTCATAATCATAAGGTGTAATGAAGCTTTGTTTAATATTTTCATCTAATTTTATATTAGTGAATGATTCTATATAGTGGAGTATACTAATTTTAGGGGTTATATATTTAGGGTTATTGATTCGGTAATACATTGAAATGTTTTCTTTTTGGTTGAATGGTTGGAATATATAAAATTTATTAACATATATGAGATATCCGGGTCTGCAATGTTTATCAATAATTGTATCTTTAAAAGTGTTAAAATCATTTTCAGTTATTGGGATCATTTCGTCTAAAGCTTTATAAACGAAAAATTCATCAAATAGGTCTTTTTTATCTTTGGAGATATTATTTTTGACATAATCAATGATTTCGTCTAATTGGTACATGTAATTAAAAAAGTACATTTCTTTAATTTTTCTTTTTGCTAGATTAATTTCAGCAGTTGATAGATTTTGGGTATACGTAGAGTAATCAAGATCTTTATTTTTTATTATTTTATATATATTTCTATCTGGGTCATAATATTGATCATTCAAAATTTTGTTAGAGCAAACATAATTACAATTAGTAAAATCACATATAGCTGGACATGTTAAACCTTCTTTACAATCTTTATATTTATCAATTTCATCTTTGGAGATATTCATTGCCATGTGAAGAGGACAATCAATGGCCTCTTCTTTAAGAATTCTTTCAACTTTTTTTATTAATAAATATTTTAATTCTGCTTTTCTATATAACTCTTCTTCAATGGATAATTCATTATCAGCTTTAATGACATATTTATAGACTTTAACAACGGGAAATTTATTTTTTTCGGACATTATTGAATAATGGGAACAAAAACGAATTGCACGTCCGATTACTTGATCATTTCGTCCTAAATGGAATGGTGCATCTAAAATATGAACTTCACCGATATTGAATAAACTAATACCTTCACTTAATACTTTTGATCCTAATATGAGTTTAATATATTTTCCATCTTTATTTTCAATTTTATTAAAAGTATTTTTTATAATTTCTTTTTTTTCTTCTGGGAGGTCTTCAATAGATTCTTCGGATGTTTTTCCGGTTATAACGAGAAATGTTGCAGGCATAAATTTATGTGTATTTTTATGATTTTTATGAGTATTACCACAAAAATAACAAATAGTTTCGTCAGTTATTTGTAAACTATTGAAATCTTTTTGAAATTCTAAATAACCATTTTGTTGTAATATTTCTTGGAATAATTCAATACCAACTTTAACTAGATTTGAATATACAAATGCAGTTTTTACGCCTTTTTTTCCATATATTAATTTATTTATTTTAATTAATGCATTATAGAATTTTGTTGAGAATGTTTTAAGGTATTTAAGTTTTAACATATCACCGGTGATTGATTTATTATCATGTGATAGAAATGCGAATTCGTGATTTTTTTTATTTAATAATGAAGATATTTTTTGGTTTATCATGCCACTATTATTTTTTAGTTGTATTTTAAATTCTTCAATACCTTGATTACCATAAGCACCAATCAGCTTATGTTTCCAAATGGGAAAAATAAAATTTGAAACTGCTTGTAAATTTTTATCTAAAGAATCATTTTTAATTTTTTTAACTTCTAAATATGTAGTTTTTTGAAAGGGGGACATATGACATCTAATTAATTTTGAAAATTTAAGACCTTGTGGAATAGTTCCAACATCAATACGTTTAGCATAAACTAAGGGGTCAGCGCCACGAATATAAGATACATATCCAGATATCATTTTTCTAAGATAATCAATACCATCTTCTTTTAATGTCATATGATAATTTAAATCGCCAGTGAATATTTTTTCTTTTTCCAATGGATATTTTTCAGGGCGAATTAGATTTATAAGTTCAATTAAATCGGATGCTAAATTTTTCATTGGTGTTGCCGTCATTAGTACAACTTTTAAATTGACTGAATTTTTAATTATGTATGATACTGCTTCACCATAAGAATTACCAGTTAAACCATGTGCTTCATCAATTATTAGCAATGTATTATTAAGATTATATATTCTATCAACAGAGACATCACGTTCAAATTCTCCTTCTTCTGTTTTTCTATATACAACTTCGCCCGTTCCTGTTTTATCCATTATTTTATCACCGAGAACATGTTTATAAAAACTACGAAAACTCATAAATCTATAGTATTGTAATGCTTCTGATAATGCAATATTTTCCAATCGTTTTTTTTCTGCATCATCAATTAGTACATTAACGGGTAATTTTTTCAGATATGTTTCTCCTGTACACATTAGTAATGATTCTTTCCAATTTTCTTTTATAAGAGGACCTGGAACAAGAACATGAATTTTTGTACCATATCGTTGTACCAATGATTTAAAATTTTCTGCAATAGTTATTCCAACACATGTTTTTCCTGATCCAAGTTCATGGAAAACTAAAATACCTTTATATGGTGTATTAGGATTTATAAAATTACTTAAAAGAATTTGATGATCCCTTAATTCTGGTTTTTTTGCACAAATATTATATCTATATTCTTTAATATCGTCATATGATGTAAATTTAGGTTTTTCTGGAATTCTGTGATAATGAAATTCTCGTTTTTTATATAATTTTAATTGCATATCTGGATCATTTTGATCTGGATATAAATCTGTTTCTTTCATTAAAACTCCTTCTTTTGATTTTTTTGACTCTTTTGACATTATTATATTATTTAAAAACTATTTATTCTAAAGAATTAATATTGACGATGTATTCAATGTCATCACGAAAAAAATTAGCTAATAAAATTGAAGAAATAACCGATCAAATTTTATTAGCAAAAATAAGAAATATAATTAGAGAATATAATCCTGATATATCAGAAACAAAAAATGAAAATGGTATATTTATACATTTTGGTGATCTGAAAAATAGGACTTATAAAGAAATTGATAATATATTATTTGATGCTTATTCTAAAAAAATAACCAAGACTTCATCGACACCAAATAGTGAAGAAAAAACTACATTAACAGAAACATTACAAAAGAGACCAAAAGATTTGATAAAAAAATATAGATTAACAAACACAGAAAATCATATTCTTAATAGGGTTCGTTATGAAAAGGAACTTAAGAAAAATGAAGGAAAAGAAGAAGATAAAAAAATGACAGATTTTAATATATTTGTAAAAAAATAATGTTGAATTAATGGAAAAAAATGATAATTTAAATATTTTTATAAAAATGATCCTAGAGATTAATATTATTCTTAAAGATTAATATTATTAATTTAATTAATGGATGAGTTGGTTATTCAATTAAAACGGTCAGAGGGGAAAAAAGTAAATATACAGAATATTATTGATTTTATAAATGCAAATTTTATTGATACAACGAAGAATGAACAATTAGAACAAGATGAATTTTTATCTATTGAATATGGAAAAGTTGAGATAATTAAATTTATTTCTTCTAATATCAATAATTTATTTGAATTTGACAGTAATATTTATCTTCGTGAGGGAATAGGAAATTTTTATGAATGTATACTGAAATGTTTTTATAATGAAATACGAACTAAAACAATTGAATATAAAGATAATTTTATTAAACATCTTAAAAAATGTTTTCATTGTTATGATGATGATGAAAATATAACGGAAAAAATAATACAAACAGTATCAAATTATTTACATATTAATATTTTAGTCATTTCAAATGATAATATTTATTATTATGATTATGCATTTATTCCATATAAAAAAATTATGATTTTAATAAAAAATGAATCAAAATATGATTTATTATTTACAGAAAAATCTAAAATTTTTAGTATGAATGATGAAGTGATAAAAAAAATAATCAAAAGTGAATATGTAAAACAATATAATTTTAAAACAAAAGAATTTGGTGTATTATGTATAGATGAAGATAATTTGGATAATTATTTAAATGTGAAGGGGAAGAAAGGGAACAAGAAAACAGATGATAATTTTTTTTATGATTTTACAATATTGAGTGATGATGAAAAAAAATGAATTATATTATAATTAAATAATTATTAGATTATTTAATTATGTAAAATTTATTATATCATGAGTATTTGCAAATTAATATTTAAACAAAGTCATTATAAAAATGCAGTAGAATATTCAGAACATGATAGAATTGAATTTGATATAAAAATTTCTAAATTTATTGGGTATAAAAAAAGAAATACGAATATATTGAAAATAATAGATGAGCATTTTTTATTTAATGAAGATAATTTTGGCGATATAGCAAAGAGAATTAAACAAAGTGGTATAACTGATATGCAATTTGAATGTTTATATATATATGCATTATTTAATACGAATCTAGAATTAGTTTGTAATTTATTCAATCTAAGAAATATAAAAAAACTAATAATAGAAAATTTACTGGGATGTTTTGAGTCGTTATTGATAAATAACAAATTAAATAATTTATTAATACTAAAAGTATTTGTGCATACTGATTTAGATATTGTAGTATTAATAAATATTTTAAATAGTAATAAGCAACTAAAAGAATTATATATAATTTCAAATAGAGATTGTGAAAATATACATGACATTGATTTAATAATTAAGTTAGTTAAATCAGATTTACAGTATATTTCAATAAAAGATATTTCAATAGGAGGGTTGGATATATATACTCGTCCGATGTTAATATATTTATATGAATCGTTTGATAATGCTATTGAGCTTGACTATGTTGATGAAACACATAAAGTAATTATTAAAGTAATACATGAAAATATGTATTTATTATTTTTATTAAGTGATGTTTTATTTTATGAGTTTTTATATAACATAAAAGATTTTTTATATTGATTTATAAAAAGGAATTATGAATATTTATATTATTATAAATATTTAGTTAACGAATATGCTATTATTGATTATTATTTTAAAATAAAATGTATTTAGTCTATAATATATTTAGCAATGAACGATGAACCAATGGATCCAACGGCAATTCCAGATCTTACTGAAATGACTAATATTATATTACAGATGATTGATTTTATGAATTCAGGAATTATGCTGAAGAAAAAGAGCGAAAATAAAGACGAATATGAGCGTATAGTCATATTCAAGTATCAAGATAAAATACCATATAATATAATTAGATTATTGTTAGAGGATATTAAGAATTTAGGTAAATTAATAACGATGTTTGAGACGTTGACGAATATTAAGAAGGGGAATTTAGATATTGAGAAAGAATATGATAAATTTGGAGAGAATTTAAATGAGGAGTATTTATATCCGCAGTTTGGTGGGAAAGATAAATTTATTAGTAAAATGACTGAATTGAATGAAAAATGAAAATGAATATGAAAATATTCATTTTTCAAGTTTAATTAATTTTTTTGCATCGGATGATGATTTATTGAAGAAAATTTTTATCCAATATTTATTGGCTTCTATTTGTTTATTTCTATTAGTATTATAAATTTCACCATAAAAATTACCATTATGGACGAAATTGATTATATTAGATATATTTTCAATTTGTTTATTTGCTATTTTTGAATTAATATATATTATTTTTTTGGTAATGTCTGGAAGTAATTCAAAATTAAACATAAGATTTTTTTCAAGAATGGATGTTAATTTTTTTTGGATATTTAGTAGAGTTGTATTTTTTTTATCAAATTTAAAATTAATACAAACGACGTATTTTTCTGAATTGGAAGGGCGACTCATTAAGGGTTTTATAATGAAAACATTTTTATATAATTGAGATAAGATTGATATTAATCTTACTGATGAATATGTGAATGTTTCGAAAAATTTACAGATAAAATTTCCTCCTTTTTTTTGTATTTTAATAGCCATTAATATTTCCGCTAAGATTAATTTTAATGATTCTTGTTCTTGTGTATTTTCATTTATACATTCAAATCCGCCGTCTGCAGTTATAAAATCAATATTATTTTTTACTGATTTTTCAAATGAGTTAATTGTTTCAATTGATGTTAAATCACTTGTTCCGTGATAAATTATATTATTTTTTTTTTTATAATAATTTATGAATTTTTCATTAATTGTATTTGGGTTACTTTTAACATGAGAGATTGCATTATATTTATCATTTTTTGAAAATTTAGAAAACATATTTCTAAAAAACATAGTTGCTTGTAAGAATCCTCCTGATGTTTCGCCAATGTGTGTTGATGTAAATTTTTTTTCTGATGTGTTAATTACATCAAAATAAAACATCAATTCCCATAATTTGTAAAAACTTCTATTTAGGATGTGTGGTGTTGGACTTTTTATATTGAAATATTTTATTGCTGTTAGATCAATACTGTCTGGATAATTATCAACAATATGTTCAAAGGGATTTAATACAAGATAATTTTTTTGTTTATTATCAATCATTTCCATTTGTTGTTTATTAGAGTGAATGGACATATTAAAGCCAAGTAAAAATTTTGGATATTCAAAATAATATTCTTCAAGGTCATATTTTTGGGATTTATTTGTAGTTTCATTTAGATGTGTTATGATTGGTTTCATTTTATAGTATTACTATAGTTATATATTTATCAAGTAATATTATAAAAATTGAAAAGGATTAACTATTTATTTAACAATGATAATTATATAATGTTAGGCGAAGATGTTAATAAGTTATATAAATCAATTGAGAAAGGAGATGAATTTGAGATAAGTTTTTTAAATTTAAGATTGAATGATTATATAAATTTGGTTAAATATTTAATTGAAAAAAAGATAACTGAGACGACAACATTAGATATTGCATATAGTAAAGGTAAGAATATGTCATATAGGTGTTCAATAAAAAACAATATAAATGGTTACATGAGGATGGTAAGTCAATATCATAATAATTTGATATTTAACATATTATCGGAGATGAAGAATGATAATATAGAATTAATGAAGAAAGAGAGGAAGAATGTGATTGATAATTTTGATTATGATATACGTATAAGATTATCGCATGAAGAAAAAGTTAAGACGATGGAAAAGGTAAGTTATGAAGAAGGTAGTAAAATATCATTTAGGTATAAGCAAAGGATATCGTCATATATAAATGATAATTTTAGGGTTGATTTAACATTAGTATTAATGAATAAAACATTTAATGGTTTGAATAGTGCGAATCCGATATATGAGTTAGAGATTGAGGTTATAAATAAGGATAGTAATTATAGTGATTTATTGGAGCAAGTTAATATATTTTTAAAAATTATACAACAGAGTAAATTTTTAATTAGTAAGACAATATCAAATGAAGTATTAAATCATTATTTTATGATAGTAGGAAAAACCGATGCATTAGTTATGAGACAAGCTATTTCAATGAAAATAAGTGATTTAATAAATATTTTACCGAATAATTATGCGGTGACAGATAAAGCGGACGGTGAAAGATATTTTTTAATGATTCATGATAAAAATACATATTTAATTTCGACGAATTTAGTCGTTATGAATGTTGGTGTAAAAATAAAGGATGAAAAATACAATGGCTCTATTTTGGATGGTGAATTAGTTTTAATTAAAGACAAGTATATATATTTAGCATTTGATTGTTTATTTAATGGAATTAATGATATTAGAAAGACAAAAAGTTTATTTGATAGACAAAAAAACATTGATGAAATTATATTTGAATGTTATACAAAAACTAAAATGGAGGATAAATATGAGTCTATTGGATTATTTATGAAAATGATTGATGATGATTTTAAGACGGCGAAGAATATATTAATAAGGAAAAAATATTTTGAAGGTGTGACAGGGGCGAGTAATACTGAAATTTTTGAACATGCATCTAATTTATGGAATGAATTAACGAAAAATTCTGAAATAAAACAGTTATATGGATTAGACGGGTTAATATTTCAACCGATAGAGCAAGAATATACGAATAATAAATATCCTGATTTGAAATGGAAGCCACCTAACAGGAATACGATTGATTTTTATATTAAATTTGAAAGGGATAAATACGGGAAGATAATAAATGTGTTTGATAATTCTAATGATGAATTTGAAAAAGATAAATTATATAGGATATGTTATTTATATGTTGGTACATATCGGAATGGTGCTGAATATCCAATATTATTTAAAGAATACGATAAATTACATATGGCAAAATTATTTTTAAAAGATGGTGAAGTTAGGGATGAGAGTGGGAATATAATAAATGATAATACGGTTGTGGAGTTTTATTATGACATTGATTCATCAATTATGGATTCAAGTTTTAGATGGATACCAGTTAGGACGCGATATGATAAGACGGAGAGTGTAATGAAGTATAAAAAGAAATATGGAAATTCAATGAAGACTGCGGATAAAATTTGGGAGAGTATAATACATCCGATATTAATGGATGATATTATAGAATTATCAAATGCAAAGATGTATAATAAAAAGATTTTTGATTTAAGAAAGCGATTAGATGGGAAGATTGAAACTATTTATCAGAGGGGGGAAAAACCTGCAAGTGAGATGAGAAATTTTATGAATTATATTAAGATGAATATTATTAGTTTATATTGTAATCCTGTTTATCATGATAATAAACAAATATCAGTATTAGATTTAGGAGTTGGTGAAGGAGGAGATATATTAAAATTTTATTATGCAAATGTGTCATTTGTTGTTGGTATTGATATTGATAGAGATAGATTATATTCCCCTATAGTTGGTGCCGTTAGTAGATATAATTCCCTGAAAAAGAAACATAAAAATTTTCCGAGGATGTATTTTATTCAAGCTGATATTGGAAAACAATTAGATGATCAAGAAAAAATATTTAAAATTGATACTGAAAATTTAAAGTTATTGGATAAATTTTTTGGTAATGATAAAATGATGTTTGATAGAATTAATTGTCAATTTGCTATTCATTATGTATTTAAAAATGAAATAGTATTTAGTAATTTTAAATCAAATATTAATGCATATTTACGTAAGGGAGGTTATATGATGTTATCAGCACCGGATGCGCAGGTAATTAATAGATTATTAAAAAAGGGGAAATTTAAGTACAGTTATACAAATAAAGAAGGTGAAAAGAAAATTTTATTTGAAATAGTTAAACGTTATCCTGATGTTGATGATAGTATTATTATAGGTTTAGGTAATGCAATAGATGTATATATGGCGTGGTATACTACCGAAGGAAGATATATACCTGAATATTTAGTTGATCCGAGATATTTAATAAGCGAGCTTGATAAAGATTGCGATATGGAATTAATTGAAAGTGATAGTTTTTCAAATCAATACGAAACACAAAAAGAATTTATATTAAATTATTCACAATTTGATTTAGGTGAGAAAACAAAAGATTTTTTCAAGAATATCGGAAAATTTTATATAAATAATGAGATTAATAATGGCGGAAAATTATACAACGATATAATGAGATATTATATTTTTAGAAAAAGACAAATTAAAGAAGAAAAAAAAGGTGGATATTTAGATCCAAAAGATTATACATTTATTAAAATTAGAGATAATGGACATACATGTTTAGATGGTATAGAATTTATTTTTAATAAAAGTGGGATTGTACCAAAACATATTAAACCAATTGAATTTTATAATGATCAAAAAATTAAATATTATCATGATTTAGAAATAAATGATAAAATATTAAATAAATTAAGTGAAATAGTAATTAAACATGAGGATGATAGGAATATTATAAAAACAGTTATTGATAAATTGAAGATTCATATTTTAGAAAGAGATGTAGATAATCATATAAATGATGTAACATTTGGAAAAAGTGGTAATAATATTTATATGATGCGAGATGGAAATTTGTATACACCACTATTTAAAAATATTGGTGATAAATTAGTTGGGATATTAAATAAATAAAATTGATTTATACTATTATTTAAATAATAATAATATAAAAAACGATATTATGAGACGATATAAATATTCTGATTTTATGAAATATAAGAAATGTAATGATGTAATGATTAATGAAATTTCGAAATATTGTGTTTCAAGAAATGATAAAAGTGTTAATTGTGATGTGTTTACGAAAGAAATGAATAGTATTATTGGAAGTGTAACGAAGGGAGAAAATCCAAATAATGTTATAACTAGAAATATGATTAAATTTTATGTAAATTCGTTAACACTAGATAATTTTGATGATAATATAAATAAAATTAAAAAACTTGATTTTACGGTAGTTAAAAACATTGAATGTTTATTTGATGATATAATAGCCGATGTGATATCATGTCCAATTGCTTATAATGGATTAATAATGGAAGAAGAGGGAAAAAGTATGCCCGAGATATATGCTGAAATGGTTGAAAAAATTATACATTTTTCGGTTACTATTGATGATCATGTAGTTAAATTTTATGAAAAATTTTTAATTAAATGTCAAGATTTTTTTAATAAATTTGTTAATATTGATGTTATATTGGATAATGATAATATACAGAGTGTTGATAATTATAAGGGATTAATGACATTTTTTGGATTATTATATAAATTGGATGTAATTCCATTAAAAGTGATAATTATATGTTGTGATATTATAAAAAATAATATTAAGAGTCGAAAAGGTATTGAAAAAAATAATTTATATTATGGATATGAATTTTTGATGAGTTCAGTTATTAAAGTGTTGAATAGTAAAAAAATTAATGTTTTAGAATTAAAAAAAATTTATGATGAAATAAAAAATGAAATATCTGAAAAAATTTGTCATAAACTTGCTAAGATATATAATTAAATACAAAAATATTTAATTATAAGTTTGCTGAGATATATAATTAAATATAAAAGTATTTAATTATATATATGGCTATACCGATATTACCACCTGATTGTTTATTGATTGATTTATCAGAAGATCATTTTTCGTGGAGTAAAGATCCAACACTTTGTAGTTTAATAACTATACGATATGATAAAAAGAATATTTATATTAAGTTTGATAATAATGAATACAGATTTTCAAAAGGTAATGATTTAAGTAATTTAGGAAAAACAATGGCATTGAAGATATCTGAATTTGTTGCATTACATAAAAATATTAAAAGTTTAGTTGATATTATTACATGTCTTGGATATCCGCCCAATATAAATTATTTTACGCAAACAATTTACTATGTTATTTGTGTAGCATTTGGAAGTATAGATATTAATAAACTGAAAAAAAATGATAAAGTTGCAGATGAAACGGGAATAGGAAGTCAAACAGATATTTAAATAGATAACATAAATGATATTGATATATATGACTGATTTATACAATATTTTAGGTGTTACTAAAGAATCAAGTATTGATGATATTAAAAAATCATATAAAAATTTAGCACTAAAATGTCATCCAGACAAAAATAATTCACCAGATGCATGTGAAGAATTTAAAAAGTTAGCGGAAGCTTATAGTGTTTTATCTGATCCTGACAAAAGGAAGTTATATGATGAAGGTGGAATTGATGCAGTCAAGGAAAGTATAAATTTACCAAATGATATTTTTACGGAATTTATGTCAAAATTTTGTGAACCGATGATTACAATTCAAAATATTGAGATAATTATTGATGTGACATTGGAAGAAATATATAGTGGATGTTCAAAAGATATTGAGATAGAAAGATATGATGTTGATGATGATGCAAAATATTTAATCAATAAACATAAATTAAATATTGTTATTCAAAAAGGATGTTTTAGTGGAAATTTATTACATATTCGTAATGAAGGTAATGAATATCCAGATCGTAGTGGAAGAACGGATGTTATTGTTAGAATTAGGGAAATTAAACATGAAAATTTTAAGAGAAATTTTATGAATAAAGGAAAAAATTATATTGATCCAATGGATTTAATGATGAAATTACATATTAGTTTTGAAGAATCAATAATAGGATTCACTAAAAGATTTAAACATATTAGTGGTGATACATTGATAATTAGTTATGATAAACCAACAAGACATAAGGATATTTTAATTATGGAACATAAAGGAATGCCAAATTTAAAAGATGATTCAAAATTTGGGGATTTATTGATAAAAATAATTGTTGATCATCCCGATAAATTGAATTTAAAATTTAATATTAAACAAAAAATATGTCAATTGATAACAAATAAATCAATTGAAATGATGACAAAAATGTCTGATGATATTATGACATTTGATAAATATAAGTCATTAAATTATAAAGAAGAAAATGAAGATGAGGATGAAGATGAAACTTTAAAAACGGGATATGAGTGTACACAACAATAATTACTTATTATCTAATTTTGATGTTATTATAAATAGTAAAATACCACCAATTGTAAATGCGCCACCGAGATATAATGTTGGTATTGGAATTTGTATTCCTGATATAGTTATATTATCGGTATTGTTTAATTTAGGAGTAACATGATTAGTTTTTTTAAATGAGACAGATTTTTTTATTTTTTTTATATTAGGTTTATCTATTGGAGATGAATTTATGATAACAACATCGTCGTCTGACATAATTTATATATAGTAATTATAAATATTTATTAGGATAATATAAACGAAAAAGTGAAAATTAATTAAATAATATAACATAGTTAATATTATATTATTTAATGGATAATCAATGGATTGAAAAATATAGACCAACCAAGATAGAAGATATAGTACAACAAGATGATATTGTAAGAATATTAAAAAATACAATTAAAACTGGAGAATTACCTCATCTAATATTTTATGGAGAATCTGGAACAGGTAAAACATCAACAATATTAGCGATTGCACATCAGTTATTTGGAAGTTATATTAATGAACGTGTAATGGAATTGAATGCTTCTGATGAGAGGGGAATAGGAATTGTTAGAGATAAGATAATACTATTTTCAAAATTGGCGATAAATGATAAACCGCCACCATTTAAATTAGTTATTTTAGATGAAGCCGATTCAATGACTATTGATGCGCAGGCATGTTTAAGACAAATAATGGAAAAAACTGCTTCAGTTACTAGATTTTGTTTTATTTGTAATTATATAAATCAAATAATAGAACCAATCTTATCAAGATGTGTAAAATTTAAATTCAAACAAGTTAATAAATATAATATGATCAATAGATTAAAATTTATTGCAAAATCGGAAAATATGGTATTGAAAAAAGAAAATATTGAGACTATAATAAAATTTTCAAATGGGGATTTAAGAAATGCAATTATGTTATTGCAAAATTTGAATTATATAACTAAAATTAATAAAAAGAATGTTATACATAATTTTAATAGAATTATTAATTGTATTGATGAACATAATATTATAAATATATGTAAAAAAGCAGATATTAAACAAATTAGAAATGAAGTTAATAGATTATTAAATAAAGGATATACTTATACGACGTTATTAACAAAAATAATTGATGAGTTAATAACATGTAATTTATCTGATGATTTGAAGGAGGATTTATTTATTAAAATTGGAAAAATAGAAAAACGGTTATCCGATGGTGGGGATGAATATTTACAATTATTGAATATATTCACTTTAATATCAAAAAAAATGAAAGGATGAATATTTAGTAATATTAAATATATTTATTGTATTATTTCAATGGACATTAAAAATTTCAGTTATGATTCGTTGGGAAATTTGTATTATAAAGATTATTTTTTCATGATTATTGATGAATGCATTAAATTGGAAAAAATGACTGTAAATTATATTGATGCTGAAGATAAGGATGAAGATGAAGATAATGAATGTTTTACAATAACAAACAAAAGAAATATAAAAGAATCAATCAAAACATTAGGAACTAAAACATTATTTGATAGTTGTATAATGGATGAAAACAAACATAAAATTTTAACAATAAAATCATCTAATCATTTACCATATAAAATAGTAATATATTTGATAGGAAAAATTGAATTGGAAATAGTTGGAACAAAAACAATTGTATTTGATTTTAATGATATGGTTAGATCAATTTAAATTAATTAATTTAAATTTTTATTAATAAAATGATATAAATAATATAATATAATATGAATATTATATTATTTATGGAACAGGAACATTTTTTTTGGAATAATAAGCCGATTATGAAAAAAGAAGAATTTGTTAATTCAAAGATTGAGAATATTAGTTTAAGAAAAGTATATGGTGATAAACCATTAATATTGCCTGATGGATATGAATGGAAAGAATTAACAGATCAAGATATTGGGATAAATACACATGGAAAACCGTATTTGATCATTGGAATAGTGATGTTGGATAAATTGATTGGATATATTGGGGGGATAGAGGAGACGGTTAAAATTCGTGATAAAGATGTTGTATTAATTAATGTTGTTGTTATGAAATCAATATTACATGGGGAACATATATCAGTTGTATTAATAGATGAATTTGCAAGACGTTGTATACATAAAGGATATGATGTTGGTATTTTTTTTAGTAATAAAAAACTATATAATCCAGTGTGTTGTATTAATGTTTATGAAAGAATAATTGATATGGCATATTTGAAGAAAAGTAATTATAAACATCAATTAATTAATTTAAAGGAAGAAATGTTTAGTGTAAGAGAATCAATTCCAGAAAATTGTATATTGATTGATGACAGTGATTTGGATGTTTTATACAAATTGTATAAAGAATATGTCGTAAAGTTTTCAATTTACAATATTTTTGGTATTGATGAATTTAAGGATATATTTTCAAATAAAAATAAAAATATAAGAACATATAAAATATTAAGAGATGATAAAATTGTTGATTTTATTAGTTGCATAATAGAAAATGATGATTCGGTAGTTAAATGTAGATTATTAATGTACACTGCTAATTATGAAACATTAAATACTATTATAATGATTTTAATTAAGATTGCAAAAAAACTTGAATGTCACATAGTACAAGTGGCTGATATGTGGGAAATGGGAAAAACATTATTATCAAGAAATGACGCGAAAGATGACGAAGTTTTTGAATTTAAGTTTTCAAAATTTGAGACACGATATTTACATTTATTCAATTGGAAATGTGAAAAAATTAGATTTGATCAATTATCTTTTGTTATACATTAATTTAATATGTATAAAAATTGAAAGTTATAATATCTTACAAAAGTTAAGTTAAATAATAATAAATCACTATACAAGAACAATGGAAGATGCATTTTATATGTGTGATGGTGCATTTACTTTTAGTGATAATAAAAAGATAAAACGTTTATTTTCATTTGAGCAATTAAGTGAGTATATAAAAGAACAGAAAAGGAAGGATAAGATAGATAATAAAGATAATAAGAAAGATAATAAGAAAGATAATAAGAAAGACACTAAAGAATAAATTTATATTAAAAATACAAATTTATTTTTCATAATATTTATTTTGGAGCCATTTAAAATCATTTCTTAATGTTTGTGCAAGTTTAGGATTTTGATTTTTATTCAAGACATATAATGCATTTATTCTTCGTAATACAGATAGTGGTTTAATATATTTTATTGCACGTGATAATGCACGTCGTCTTGAACTTAATTTCATTTGTCTAATATTTTGATATCCATATTTTGATAATACATCTTTTTCTAAAACAAATAATTGTTTTCCTTTTCCTGCTCTTCCGATGTCTTTAATACATGTGGGTTTTGTCCAATATTTAGTTGAGCCACGTTTTCGTTTTGAACCTTCACGAACTATTTCACCTTTTTTACATTTTGGCGTTCCAAATTTTTGTCTAGCAAGTTGATGAATTTTATGTAAACGCGACATGATTTTTTTATCAATACTACTACGTTTTAATCCTGATTGACTTGTTGCTTTAATACATTTTGATTTTACACGCGATCCAGTTTTACGTCTAAAACTTGATCTTTTTATAAATCCTTTTTTACAAGGCATTTGAATAATAGTACAAATATTATATAATTTAACAATACAATATTAATATTGATTATAATTAAAATATAATAATCAATATATTATATATTTTATTTTTATCATCCGATTTTTATAATTATTTTTTTAATTTTGTAGTAGTTTTTTATAATGAAAAAAATAGTAACCGATGATAATGATTATTATACATATGAATTATCAAATAAGATGAGAATATTTAATATAATCAATAAGAATATTAAACATGTATATGTTGCGTTGGTTGTTAAAGTTGGATATATGCATGATACAAATGATGGTATTGCGCATTTAATAGAACATTTAATATATGGTGAGGATTTTCTAGAATATATTCATGAGAATGATGGTACAACAAATGCATATACTGCATGTAATCATACATGTTATTTTTATAAAATAAATAAAGATAAGGCTAACGAAAGTATTGTAAAATTTTCTGAATATTTTGTTAAACCATTATTTAAGGAGGTTGAGAAAGAAATTACTATAGTTGATTCTGAACATGAAAAAAATAAGAAGGATGATAGATGGAGAATTAACGAAATAATTAAGAAATTATTTTATTCAGATCATGGTGCATCAAGATTTGGAACAGGTACAAAGGATACATTAAAAGATTGCGATGTAAATAGATTTTTTAATAATTATTATTCATCTGATTTGATGACATTATTTATAATTAGTAATGAGAGGAATGATGATATAATTAGAAAATCATTTAATAAATTTTCTATAAAAGATAAAATTTCTTTGAATGAAATGCGATATAAAGGTGATGTAATAAAAAATGGAACGATTTATTATTCATCTGTATGTAATAGAAATATTTTATGTATTTTTATTGATGTTAAAAATGGTAGTTTTTTGAGATATTTATTGAATAATGAAAGTCATGGTACAGTGAATGAATTTTTAAAAAGGAATAATTTATGTTATAATATTGAAATTGATGTAAATACATTTACTGATGACAGAGAAATAATAGAATTAAAATATGAGTTATTTGATGTTAGTAAAATTGATTATGTCATATCATTAATAATGGGTTATTTAAAATTTATAAGTAATGCGGATATAACTGAATTATGTAATGAATATGTTAATATAAAAACAATTAATAAGATGTATATGGATATTGATGATGTTGGAAATAGTTTATTAAATTATGTAGAAAAATGGATGATATATAAACCGGATCCTGAAGATTTAATTGTGAGTGATATTGTGTGTGATATGAAATTTGAGATTAATGGGATGATAATAGTTAAAAGTGGTAGGAATTATGACACAAAAAGAAAGTTAGAACATTATGATGCGATGTATGAAATTGTTGATGAAAAATATGATGAGTATAAATGGGATAGTATGCCTAGTATGAATAGATATATTAGTGACATTTATTGTAGAAATAATAAAAGTGAAAATATTATTTGTTTGAGTGAAAATTGTTTTTGTAAAAAGGAGAATGTTATGTCATCTGGAGTTATTATTAAATTATATGTACCGTTTATAATGGACATAGAAAAATATGTTAGTTTAGAGTTATATATTGGGGATATTTTATATTCATTATTTTCTGATATATATGAATTACAAGTTTTGGGGAATATTTTTTCTATTAAAATGAATTATAATCATATTAAGATAATATTTTATGGTTTTAATATTTCAAAATTTATTGATCTTATTATTAATAGAATTTTATCATTTGACATTAGTAATTTGGATCAAGTGAAATTTCTTTTTAAAAAAGAGATGGAAAATGAAATTTTTAAGACGCCGTTTAATCAGATTGATGATAAATTTTTAAAATATGGATCATCAATTTATTTTGAAAAGGATGATAAAATACTGATAACTGAGAAGTTAAGTAAAGTTGATATTATTAAAAATGTTAGGAAAATATTTAGTTTAACGACATATTATTTGTTATTATGTGGAAATGTTAGTGATAATGATATTGAGAATATTAATAATAGTATATCATTATTTAGAATGAATTATAAACCAGTTATATATGATTATGTAAATCCTAAATTTGAAAAAATATTTGAGAATTCATTGAATATTGAAGAGAACAATTCTGTTATTGGTTGTTATTATATAATTGGGAAGTCTGTATTTAATGGTTATTTAGAATGTTTAACAAGAGTTATAGAAATATTATTATACAGCCAATATTTTGAGTACATGAGAAATATTAAAAATTATGGTTATGTTGTACAAGCTGAGTGTATTAAATTTGGAGATAAGGCATATGGATTAAAATGCATTAAATTTATAGTACAGACATCAAAAGATAAATTGGAAGAAATATGTAATAGTGTAAAAGAATTTTGTAAAGTATTCATGAAATATTTAAAATCGTTATCTGATGAGCATATTCAAAGTATATGTCATAAACTTGCGAGAATAATGGAAGAACCATTTGAGAATTTAGTTGAAAAGATTGATTATTATTATGAAAATATTGATAATTATAGATTTACATTTGATATGAAAGATGAAATTATCAAAGGATATAAAAAAATTTCAAAAAGTGATGTTATTAATTTTTGTCATAAATATTTGATTAAGAACAAAAATATTTGTGTATTAGGCATAAAAAAATAAATATTCATTAAAATATACATATATGATTCCTATAAGTAGAAAGAAATATAAAGAATTTAGAGATATATTTTTAGGATGTGATAACATAGCCGATGCAATTAATATGGGTAATATTTATTGTAAAAGTAATATTGAAATGAAATGTTTAGCGGATTCATTGATATATGGAAGAGATTACAATACTCATATAGGAACGGATATGATAATTGAATTGATAACAAATATAAGTAATTGTGAATATAGAGAAGATGGTGAAAAAATAGTGAACGAAACAATAAAGGAAAGAATGAATGAACCTATTTCTAATACAATAACAAGAATATTAAATTTAAAACCGTTAAAACCAAATAATTCAAGAATGTGTGAATTGTTTGATAATGTAGTGAAATCATGCCCTCATTGTGGATATACAAGAACTGATATTAATGGTACAGAGAGTTATGTTGTATGTGGTTACAATGAAAAAGGTTATGATTCTAATGGGTGTGGACATGATTGGTGTATGAAATGTGGAAAAATGTTATGTAAAACATGGATAGACAATAAGTTATTCTTAGCCGATAATAGAAAACATAATAATGAATGTTGTATGAAATATGCATTATTAATTAAAAAGAAATATCCTGATGATTTTTGTATGTGTATTGATCGAAATGAAAGTAATTATGATTTTTAAAATTAATTAATTTATGACTAATTAATTAATTTATTATAATTTATTATAATTTATTATAATTTTTATGATTAATTTATTATAATTTATTATAATTTTTATAATTGATTTATTATAATTTATTATAATTTTTTATAATTAATTTATTATAAATTAAACATGGCTACATGATAATTCTAAATAGTGTTTTCTACATACGGCGATGTATTTATCATTAGAGCCAATATCAATTTCTGTTTTATCTCTGGATAATTTCAATGAAAATGGTGCTCTTGTACCATCTTTACATATTTGACAATAAGCGTTTAATTTTTTCACTGAATCTGCGAATGGGATTAATTCTAATAATTGGTTATTTTTAAATGGTTTTCGTTCGAATGTGCCATCAAGTCCAGCTACTATTAATGTTTTGTTATATTTTTCAACTAATGGGATACAAAATTGAATTAGATCATTAAAAAATTGTGCTTCATCAATGACAATTATTTCATATTCAATTATATCAGCGATCGGGATTGCGGTTAATGATGATACTTTTATACAATTAATTTTTAATTTATCATGACTACAAATGGTATTGAATACATCAGACCGTGTGTCTAATGAATGAGAAATGCCGAGTATTTTTTTATTAATGCTAGTATATCTGTTTACTATTTTGATTAACTCTGTTGATTTACCAGAGTACATACAACCAATGAAAATTTTAATTTTTCCAGACATTAATATGATGAATTAATGATATAATTAATATTTATTATAATAACAATATTCAATTTTTTAAACAAACTAAATAAATATGAAATTCGTTTTATTTATTTTATTTTATGTAAAATCAATATAATATATTATAAATGTTTAAAATACAACCATTAAAAAATTCTAATACTGTGTTATTGAGAAAATCCGAAGGAACATATTTATCTAATTGTGATATTATAAAATTTGGGAAAATACTGAATTATGAAGTAACTGGAAAAACATATATTTGTGGATTTAGTCAAGATATTATTGAAAAAATAAATAAATATCCGGTATTTAATATTGTAATTACTTATGATAAAAAATATGTATCAGGGTATTTATTTTCAATAGTTTGTTTTTATCATGGGGATATTAAGTATAAAGAGGAGACGGATGGATATTATACAATAGAATTTATAGATATTGAAGAAATGAAGAATAATTACAAAACGATGATAAAAGATGAAATATTTAATGAAAATGTTGTAAATTTTGGGAAGATGGATGATAATAATTTAGTGAAAAAAATTGATAATGAATTGAAAGAACGCATAAATAAAATGGAAGAAAAATTTAAAATAATAAGAGTTGAAAAATATACAGTAATTGATAATATGGTTGATAATTTAAAATTAATGGATGACGATATTATTTTGAAAACAATTAAATATCAATTATTAGATAATGACAATAAGAGAAGAGGAGATAGTAGTTTTGATATTCCAAAAAAAGTAATAAAATTATCAGATGTGATAAATACCACAGAGAAAGATATAGAAGAATTAATAAATGAAAACGGAACATAAATATAAATAATGAGTCTAAACAATATTATAAAAACTACGAATTAAAAATATAGATAAAAAATGTTTTTTACGATTATTAGTAGAATACCATTTTTTTTAGATAATCAGACAAACAAAAAATATTTATATATATATGTAATTGGTGCGATTTGTTATTTAATTGTACATTTTTATTTATTTTCATGTTGTACTGGACAAATTGCTACAAAAATAAAATCATTTATCTATTATATTATAATATGTGATTTAGTCATTGCATTTTTACTTGATAAAATACTGAATAGGGATAAAAATACATTTGTAAATGGAATAAAAGGAATTCAAAATGGAATTCAAAAAGAATTAGAAACATTAATGAAGAAAAAAAATAAAGAAAGTGATAAAACTGATAAAACTGATAGTATTTCTAACAAAGATGGGAATATTTCTCGTAAAAAACGCGATACAAGTATTAAATATGAAAATAATGAATGTGATGATGAAAAATGTAGTTTACATGATAAGCATGAAAAGTGTAAGAAGTGTGATAAATCCAATGAAGATGATAATGATGTAGAAGATAATAATGACGATACTAGTATTCCTAAATATAATCCCACTAAGAAGGATGATTAAATAATTTTTATGGAATTATTTAATTTATTTTTGAATGTTGGGGACCCAATATGTTGTTTTACCACTTAATATTTTATCTCGTTTAACTGGATTTTTAAAATGGTCATATTTTTGTTGATATACTACGAAAACATTTTTAATGATATGTTTAACATCAGGATGATAATTTTTATGTTTAATTTTTCCGAGATTATAGTGTCCTAATGTTGATGTATTATAATACGAAGATTTTGTTATTAATTTGATTGAATGACTAATTTGTTTAATATCTGATTTAGTTAAAGATGATAATATTCTATGTGGAGATATTTTTGCATTATATAGAATTTCCGCTACTAGGTAATTACCTATTCCTGATCCTATTGCTGATTGATCAAGAAGTAATTTAATAATTTTAATTTTTTTTCTTGGTTTATATTTTAATAAATAATTATTAAAACTATTATAAAATTCTGTATTAGTAAAATTTGTTTTTAAAAAATCTGGAGCTATTTTATTTAATTTTTCAAGACTAGTTGAAAACTCATAACTGCTAAAACCACGAGAGTCATTATAATATAAATTGAAGTTATTAAACATTAAAATATGATTAGTATGTTTATTTTCTTTAAGTTCCCACATTCCTGTCATTTTGAAATGATAAATAATGTAGATAGTTTGATGTTTATTATTTTTTAATTCAAACCATGATATTTTTCCTTTTGAATTTACATTAACAACTTTAAATGTATTTTGTTTAAAAAGTTTAAAATTTTTGAATGGTTTTACTAGAATAATGTTTTTTATTATTTTATTTTTGCATTTTTTATTTAAATATTCAGCGGTTGTTGCTACAGTTGATACTTCGGGCATATATATATTTTGTTATAATTTTTATTATTAAAATAAGTATAAAAAATTGAAAAATATGAATTATTGAATAAATTAGATAAATTACATTAAATAACAAAATGTTTTCCATGAATAAAATTGCCATTACGTTCAATCTAGATGGTGTTATTAAATATAGAATTATCCAATCTCCAGCTACGGATACATTAAATGATTATGTAGGTGCAATTAAAAATGATTTTAAATTAGGTGATGCAGTTAATATTAGTTTTTTTAAAGACACCGAAAAAATATCAAAAGAAAAAACATTTACTGAATTAAAGTTAAAATCAGGTAATAAATTAAATGTTTATATTGATAATATAGTTGAAAGTGGATGTATATCAAAAATTCAAGAAATATTTTCATTGGTATTATTCAGGATATGTTCAATTAAACCATATAAAGAAAGATTACTTGATAATCCAAGTGCATTTGCTCTAGATGTAATAAATGATCCAGATTTTTATAATTTAATAAGTGATGTCGTAAATAAACAGTTAATGAAACAATTTACAACGGAATGTCCGGATGCAAAAGCTGACGTTGGAGTTGATACAACTGAAAAAAAACCTGAAGAAGATAT